TATACCAATGCATCCTTTGTTACACATGATGTATTACTATCTGTACTTATTTTTTCGACATGATCCATAGCACAATTAGGCTGAGCTCTTAAAGCTTTTGCCAATTTCTTGTTGACTTTTCTTTTATCGATATCAAATCCAATTACAAATTCTATATCGTGGACACTATATCCTCCGATATCTTCGTACATAAGACCTATTTTGTCTTCTGGATTTTCGTTATAATATTGAATTCCCTCTACGAGAGACTTCGCGCATGATCCGACACCTATGATGCCTGCTTTGATTTTTGACATAATTATTTTTCTCCTTGTTTATATCAGTTTATTTGAGTGAGAAATTTGGCTGGGAGACCCAGAGTAGCTCACTATATACTATTAGTTATAACACTTATCAGACCACTTCCGAGGATAATGACTGCTGCAGTGTTTAAAATTATCAATGCTCTATCTTTCCAGATAAGAGCGACTATTAACCAACCAAACGTTCCAATTAAGGAAAATGTTTGGTCGTAAATTGCAAGATCAGAATTTGATCTTGTTGCCATTGCTATTAAAAGAATAGCCGAAGCTATCCATTTTATATACCAATCAATTGTATACTTAGGAGTCGCGCTCTTAAATATACGTTTTGAATTCTCTAATTCTTTTGCGTCAAACTTTGATTGACTCATATTCTATACCTGCTTCTTCAAATAATTGTTCTGTTAATGTATCGCTTTTATTCCAACGATCTGGAGTATCTTGAGAGAAAGCCATTACTCTTTTGACACCGACTTGGATAAGACCTTTTGCACATTCGCTACAAGTTGGTAATCCATGTACGTATACGGTCGAGTCTTTTAAAGATACTCCATTTGCTGCTGCATTATAAATGCAATTCATTTCTGCATGTACAACATACTTGTACTTTTCTTCTCTATCATTATATCTTTCTTCAGCATCTTCAATACCTCGTGGAAATCCATTATAGCCTTGAGCTATTATTTCTCCGTTTTCTCCAATAGCAACTGCACCAATTTGTCGGCTTGGATCTTTTGACCACGTGCCAAAGTGCCATGCAAGAGCGAGATATCTCGTATCCCAATTACTTGATAAGGTCAAAGTGTCTCTCGTATACATGCAAGTTTTGTACTTGCCAGTGAATATCACCTAAGCTAATATGACCAAGTACTTTTTCTTTATTAAGATCTGCGGCTAAGTTAACGAGTACTTGTTTTTGCCAAGCATAATCGTTCTTATAGCCAAAAACAACATCATTAGATCTCATTTGAACTACACAATGTAATTCTCTATTTCTAATATAATAGGTTACGGCATTAGTACAGATAAAATCATTTTTACCATTCTCATCGAATTCAAACCAGATACTTGGTCTTTGATAGACCATAGTGGCTCGTCTTGAATCCATGTTGTATGTAAGTTCATTTAATACTTGTTGATATTGACAATGAAATTTTGGACTATAAATGAGATGACCATAATTAGAATTGATTTCACCATATTTATTTGCTGTTGATTGCCAAGCTTTTGGTGGTTCTTTATCATCAGAATAGATGTCATTAATGTTGGTTGACTCAGATTGATACCAATCAAGTTCGGCTTTAATATATTCTTTGTTTGGAGTACCAAAGATAGCTGGTTTATCAGCAAGGAATGATGCGCCAATAATTTCTACAGTCTTACATCCAGTTTTATCTGTTGTAAACTGTTTTGATTCAAGAGCATTAATAAATATCTCTGCAATATCTTTAGTCGTCTGCATTTTGAATCCTGTTATTGAACATATCTCTCTTTGGATCTTGGCCTTCCATTTTACCACGAGCATAAGCAACTGCAAAAGAACAATAGTTAATCATGTCTTTATACGTATCTTCAATGCTTTCGAAGTTTGGTTCATCAGTTGATTCAAGCAAGGATGTTGCTCGCATCATTTTACCAAGAATAATATCATGAATAGTATCAATGCCACGTCTATAGTGCATTGCTTGTACTACTGTAGATTCAGAGCTTTGATAGTCTTGTGATTTTTTAGTTTGTAGTTCTGCACATTCTTGTAGAACTCTTAGGCTTTCTTTCATAATGTCTCCATAATTTAATTAATATATCTATTATACCATACTTTTGAGCAAATGTAAACAAGTTTATTCAACATTTAATAATCTATATGTTTCAGCTGGCGCACTAGATTGATTCCAAGCTTCTTTTACTGGCCATATCCCTAAGAATTTAAATCTTAAAGTTTTGCCTATTTCATTAGGTGTAATAATATCGATGTTAGTTTTATAAGCAACTATATGAGTTAGTTGATTCATATTATAAGATTCAATCATTTGATTTTTTTTTGTAAGTGACACATTATTAGAGTAATGTGGTTTTCTTTTATAATCTATGTAATAAATATGAGGTAAAAATTTTTCGATCATATCATCATGCCTCCATGCATAAGCTTCACCAGGCACGGGTTTATCTTGTTTTGCTATACCCTTCCACTTCATAGTTTCTTCCATTGCAATAGCATCTACATTGGTTCTTTTGGAATAGGTTCCTTTATTAAATTCTGCATCTAAGTGATCTATAAGCTTTTGATCAACTACATAAGTATGATTATTAATTTTATCTTTAATATGTTGTTCTAATTCAATCACGTTGAATATTTAATCCCCTGTTCATTTAAAGCAGCTCTATTCATCATATGTCCTTTAATGGTATCATCTTTTGATTGTCCCATATATGGAACTGCATGATAGTTATCCATCATTAATTGATTAACACTTTTTTCAGTATTAACTTCAAATACTGGATGGCCTTCGTTTTCAGATTGTATTATAAACAACTCTCCAATAATTCGGCCAAACTTACCTTTATCATGAACGACTAATTGAACCTCAGTTTCTTCTAAGAGAGAAGTAAGAAACTTCTTTGCTTGTTTACCATAGAATTTTTCTTCTAAATCTCTTGTTCTTGATTCTGGAGTATCAATACCCATTAATCTTACTCTTTGCTTTTTCATCCATATACCAAAACCAAGATCGATGTCTACATCAACTGTATCTCCATCTACGATTCGTGTTACGTCAACTTTATATCTGTACATTTGTTTCTCCTATTTATAAAATATGTGATTATTTATAACCACTGTTCGATTAAGTGATTTAGCCCAATAAGGATAAACACTATCAGCATGATAATGTGTAGAGCCTTCTGTGATATCGCCGTACTTACCTTGTATTATATCTCTTGCAACATGCATTGAATATAACCAAGTAGGACTATCAACTGGATCATCTGACTTACCATCACAGAACCAGCTAAACTGACATTGATGTCTTATAGGAACTAATTCATTTTTCCAATTGACTCTCATTTTTGCTTGATAGACAACTCCGCATATTGAAGCGGGATAATTAAAATGATTTACTCTATTTAAAACAACTTGAGCTACTGCAATTTTTCCAGCTAATGGTTGATTACCAGCTTCAAAATAAATGTTTTGAGCTAAACAATATTGCTCTCCATTTGGATCAGATGCATAAGCTCTTGGGACTGCAAACATGACAGCTCCAAGTAAAAATCCAAATAGCATACCACTTAAAAATGATTTGAACATTTTACGTCCTTGTTCATTGACTTCTTTATCTATTGCTTTGCCAAATTTGCTCATATATTATTTTTAAACACAAACTCGATAGCTCGTGCTGCCTCCTTTTCTAAATCTCTTTTAAGATACCAACCACCAGTATCAGTATCTAAGTCTCTACAGATATACTCTATTTCTTTTGGAGTAATAGGATATCCTTTGCTCATTGCATTACCTGCAGTTGTAAGCATGATTTGATACATCTTTGAATACCAACCTGTACCTGTAATACCTTTGTATTCATCTATTTGTTTCTTATTAACAAAAGGACAGTCTTGATAAGATGTCCACGTATAATTTGTATTCTTTAATTCATTACGTTTTCTTTCAAGTAAAGCTTTTTGTATTGCTTCAGGAAAACGATCGAACATTGTTTGATTGGGTTTGACATATGGATACTTTTCCATAAGATCATTTGGATTCATAACTTCTCCATCGTGAGAGAAGATAAAGTTAAAACTGTCTTTATACTTAGCAGGAACATAATACATTCTGCTTAAGTCTTTGGTTTGAGCATCAGCAATATCGCCAATCTCTTTATTTAAAGCAAACCAAAAATGCTTAATATCATCTTTATCTACATTGCAAGTCAATGGAAATACTAAACGAAACTTTGGAGATTCAACTGTAGATGAAGCTGTTGAATAACAAACATAACGATACTTATCATACTTTGATTCAATATCTTTTAAATCTCCTTCATAGTCATCAATATCAAGAATACCAAAGCCACCCCAACCTACAACATTATCATTTGCACGAGTAGTATCAGGTTGATAGATGGCTGGACTTAATAAAGGTGCATCTTGTTTTGTTGGATATTTTGTAGATTCTGATAGCTTATACAGGATAGCCTCGAACTCCTCGAAGCTAGTATAGTCCATACGTTTATTTGTTTTATTATCGTATATACTATCGAATATCGTTAAGCTTACCATGATTGTCTTTGTGACTCGGTGCCTCCCAATTGTCTGGTTTTATTAAGTCAGGTAATCCAAGTGGATTAGGTCTTTCAGGTTTTACTCCTGGATGTTTGTTCATATTTGCTTTAAGAACTTCGTTCCAAGCAACATATGGATCGACATCAAAAGCATCAAGTGTACCAATTGCTACAACGCAAAGATCGATAAGACCATCAACTATTTCTTCAGCGTCCATACCAATAAGAGCTGTTTCAGTTTCATCAAGCTCTTCTCTTAAAAAATCAATTCTAAATTCTAAGAATTTTTTCTTTTGCTCATGAGTAGCTTTAGACATCCAAGCCCGAGTACCATACTTGGTTTGCATGTCATGTATATCTTTTACCCAGTCTTTGCTCATGATATTATCTTATTCTTAGGTGTGACAAGTCCAGTATCCATATGTCTTACCTGATCGACTAATTCATCGACTGGATCGACCATGAATACAACAAAGTTTTTAGGAATAGTGATTCCTTCTTTTGCTTTTGTATAAGCCATGAAAGGCATAAATCCAATTTTGCCTTCTCCAGCTGGTATTAAAGAATAGCCATCGGTAATAGTAATGTCACTGCCATTATCTACTACTTTGCCAATTACTTCCTCTCCTGAGGATAATCTTACTAGTTTCATATTTTTCTCCATAGGTATATATTATACCATACTTTTAGTAGTTTGTAAACGTTTTTATCCAAAAAAATCCTCGAGGCTTGCGACTTCTTTTGAATTCCAGCCAACTGCATCTAGGATAGGTTCAATTGGGTCAAGGAAGGTCTTTTGGAATTGTAATTCATGATCAATATATTTCTTTAAGCCAAACTCATCAGGAAGATAGTTTGGAAATGAGATTACATTTTCATGAATTGAATTTGGTTGACGAAGATATAAGAACTTAATCTTTTCGCCGTTATTGATTGGTTCATATTTCTTTTTAAGTTGCATATCTTCTACAAGTTTGTTGTATAGAATTGAGCCACGAACATGAATAGGAGTACCTTTTTTATAAAGACTATTTCTATCTTGCCATTTCTTAACTTGAGTTACTCCTCTTGGAAAAGCAATCTCATCTGGCTCAAGAGTTTTGAAATAGTTTTTAAACTGTTCGATTGCAAGCTGTACTGATTTTTCATCTTCTTTCATAATAACATGAAAGATTTCTTTAAGAGCTTTACGACACGGTGCTGGTGTAGAAGACTTAATTGCTTCAATACCCATGATCTTCATTTTAGGTTCAGCATATCTTACGCCTTCGTTATCATGCACATTCATAATATATCGTTTCTTTGCTGTCCAAAGAGCACGATCAGCGATTGCTTCACGTTTCATAACCATACGATTATCTACACCGCCTAACATGTTGTAAAGATCGGCATAAGATTTTTCAAGCTCTGGTTCCAACGCATCTTGACAAACTTTATCAAGGAAATCGATTGTATTGTTTGGTTGTACCTTTTCTACAAGATCATTTAAGCATACATACAATGAGTCTGTATCGATTGCAACGATATAATCTTTCCATTCTTTGTTTTGTAGCACTCGATTGAGATAGGCGTTGAGCGAATACTCGGCCCATCGAATTGTAAGTTGTCCTGTAAGGGTAATGGCTTCAGCGATTCGCTGGTCAAAAAAACGAAAGTAGCGATTGCCCATAGCGCCATACAAGCTATTAAGGAGAATTTTAATCGACATTTGTCTGTTCTCTGCAATTGCGATATCTCTTTCGATTCGATACATTTCTTGCTTATCATTTTTATCTACTTTTTCTAATTCTTTTTGAGCATTAATCATTTGTTGTTTAATGTCCACACGTTCTTTATACATTTCATCAATAATAAATGGAACAATGCCTGGTCGATCAGTGTTAAAGTATTGTCCATTTGCTGCAAGAGCTTTGCCGCGATTATCAGGACGAGAAGATTGAGTAAGAACATTTTCAATATCAAACTGAGTAATCTCTCCATTGGCAATCGTTTCTGGCGACATGTTGTATTGCATAATGATTGATGGATAGAGTGAGTTAAGATCGAAAGATACAATGTTGTCATGTATTCCTACATGCGGATCTTTTACAAACCCACCAGGATAAGCTGACTTTGTTTTATCTTCGATAAATGGAACAACAATATTGTTTGCAAACAGTTTACGATATATGATCGTATCCCATATCAATGTAGTACCAAATGTGTCATTATAGTTTACGCCACCTTTATATGCCATTGTCATGCAAAGTGTAATCAATCCAAGCTTATCTTCTATACGATCTACAAGCTCAACATCTTTAATATTATAATCAAT